TTCAAGGGCGTCTTGTTGTGCGAATAGTGTTTCAGTTAGGAACTCGTCACTTACACCAGCTTGTTGTGCCAGCGTACTAACATTTGCTAATGCTTCTGTAACATTGTCTAGTTCTTCGTGATTCTTTTTATAACTTTCAACTAATTGTTCTTGGAAATTTAATTTATTTTCTAATCCTAATGCTTCTTGTATAGCTGCTTCTTGTTCTGGACCAGCTAATGCAAGTATATCTTTTTTCATTTGCAACAGTTCTGCTTCTTTTTGCATTTGTTGTGTTAATATATCCAAGTTTTGTTGCGGTGTTAATCCTTCATCAAACATTTGTGGTGGAGCATCTTTGGTAAAGTCATATGGACGAATGCTTTCTTTTGCAGCTGCATATGCATCTAAACTAATTTTATTTGCTTGCAATAATCTATCAAGCTCGGCTAAAGCCATTATTTCAAAACCTTGTTGTGTTACTGCTGCATTTGAACTATCAACTAAATCTCGCATATACTGATCAAATTGACTTACATGTGGTCCCATACCAGCTATTTTATCACCGGCTTCACTTACACCTTTACCCAGCATAATCATAGCTTGTGCATATGTATCAATGTTTATTCTACCTGCGGCTAACAGTCTATCAAGTTCTGCAACTGCTTGTTGTTCGTGCATTATTTTAGTTGCGGCACTACCTGCACTGTTTGTTAAGTCTCGCATAAACTTATCAAATTGATTTAATGGTAATAGAGCTGCTTTTACAGTTTCATTTGTTTCATTATTTGTTTGACCTTCTAGTTTTTTAATTCTTATGTGTCTTAATATAGCATCATCATACATTGGATACTTGCTGTTTAATTCTTGTATGCGTTTACTTTCAGCTGCAACTTCACGCAACTCTGCAGCTTGTTTGTCTAATTTTTCTGTTACACCACCTACTGCATCAGCGGCTTTTGTGCTGTCAGTTGCTAGTTTTTCAAAGAAGATTGTATTTTCTAATTCTTCAAGTTCTTGTTTTAATTGAGCTACTACTAATCCAGTTGCATTACCACCTTGTATTAACTTTTGAAATAATGGCATATCTGCTACAGCAGCTAATTCTTTTTTAATTTCAGCTATTCTGGCATCTTTGTCTCCTGAGACTCCAAATTCTGCATTAAATCCAGCACCTGGAATCTTGCTTATGCTGACAACTACTTGTTTCATTATATTACCAATAGTGGCGCCTGCATTTGTAAAGTCATCAACGAATCCAGCAGTGGCACTTATGAACTTGCTAGCGCCCTCTAAGAACGCCGCTGCTATGTCATTTGCGAACGATTTCATACCACCTGCGGCTTCTATCTTAAACAACAGTTTTTCTCGCAACATCTCGCTTAATTCTTGTATAGTTTCGCTTAATGCTCCAAAGAACTGTAGTTTAAAGCCTTTACCAAAATCAAATAAATCACTTAATGCATCGTTGGCATCAGCTGCCGCAGTAGTTAATTTACCACTTATAACTAGTCCTGCTTCTTCGGCTCTACGCCCAATTAATGCAATTTTGTCTGCACCCATTTCAGCGATGTTAACCATTGCAACACCTTCTGAGTCAAAACCTTTCATTGCTAATGCTAGTCTTTGTGTACTACTTTCAGTACCTGCTAATTTAGTCATATATTCAGCAAATACATCTGTGCCTTCACGGAAGTTACCATTTGAGTCTTTCATATTAATGCCCATTTGTTTTAATGGTTTTAATAGTTCTCCAGCACCTTGTTGTGCTTCACCCAATCGTCTTAAGAATCTCTGTAAACCCATATTAAAGGTTTCAGTACTGATTCCAGCCCTGCTTGCTACTACTTGATATTTTGATAGGAATTCTGTTGTTACACCCAATTTACTTGCTGTTTTACCCAGCGTATCCAGTGTGTTAATACTTTGTTTTGCCATAAAGGCGAACGCACCAGCGGCTGCTGTTGCGGCTGCGGCTGCTACTCCAAGACCTTTGGTTAGCGAGCCCAGTCCTTTAACACCCGCTTTACCGAATGTTTTTAATCCATTGTTTGTTTTCTTTAGTGTTGCATTTAATTTAGTGGTGCGTGTGTTTGCACCTTTTAATGCTTTATCAATCTTATTCATCGGGGCAGATGTTTGATCAACTGCCTTAACTATTAATTCATATGTTGAAGCCATTATCTACGCCCCCCTTTACTCTTTCGTTTAGCTTTTTCCATTGCTTCTTTCTCTGTTTTATTTACATAGACATAGAAGTCAATCCAGCCTTTTAGCTCGAATGTTGAGAATTGCAATATTTCTTCAACACTCTTGCCAAGATCCTGTGCTAATTTATAAAGGAATCGAATGTCCGGGAGGTCATTTAGTTTCCCGACTTGGTTTCCTCTTTTTTAACATCGCTATTCATACTTGTTACTACACGCAAAATAACTTGTGGATCTACATTGTTCATTAGCTTTAGTTTGTCACCCATATCAAATAAGTGATCACCATCTTCGTCTAAAGCCTTCATAATTAATTGTACTACAAGCCCTTCGGTTGTTTTACCTTCTTGTGTTAATTCAATAACACGGGCTTCTTCTGCCATAGTTGATGTTGTTTTATAATACACATCTAAGTCCCATTCAGGAACTGCAATAGGGCCTCTCATTGCACCAGCTAACATTGTTTCGAAATGTGCTGTTGCTAAACTAATGGCTCTTGCTTTGGCTTTTTTTCTTGCTTCTACTCTTTTTTCCGTCATAATTTTCTCCGTCTGTTTGTTATGTCTCTTATGTTGTTATTAAGTTTAGGATTTAACATACCACTAGGCGCTTGTTTGGAAGTAGGTTTCCCTTCAGTTCCATCAAGTATTCCTATGTATGGTGCATTATTTTCGATGACTTTCATAGTATCTCCTAACTTATATCTTCCCACAGTACGCCATCTACTTTTGGCATATCCTGTATTTACCGGGGTTTCTTTTATTGCAATTGTATTTATCTCATCAATTACATCAATAACGGCACGCCCAAGACTCTTTTCAATATCGTTAAATATTTTCTTAGGGTTGCTCGAGCGTACCATAATTTTAGTCCTTATGCGCCTACATTATATCCAAGATCGCCAGTTCCTTCAAAAGTAATTGAGTACTCAGTTACTCCGTCGAAAGATTGTGATCTAGAAATACTTGTAACGATTGCTGAACCTTCATAGATGCTGCCGCCGGTAACTATGCCCGATGGGTGTAGTTCAAAGTCAACCTTATCGCCTGCTTGCACAACTGGTGCAGCCGGTGATGCATCGTGTCCCAATGCTGGATCGTCTTTGTCCCAATAACCATCAATAGTTCCAGTAAAAGCTCTGAAAGTTGCAAGGATTTCTCTTGAAGCGTCACCCATTGATGTTGTGTCAATAGTTTCAGATGTCTCTTCAATTGAGAAGCTTGTGACATGAAGCATATTATGTGAAGCTGATAAAGTTGTACCTGTATCTGCTAATCTTACTACGCCGTTTAGTCCTAGTGTTTCTGCCATTGTATATCTCCTAATAGCTTACTATCGCATAGAGCAATAGTTGTTAAACAGTACCACGGGTGTGATAATATTCAACAGTATAAATCATCGCTGCTTGTCCGTATGGAGCTGTTTCACCGATTTCTCTAATAACGATTTCACTTGTTCCGCTATCAATAGCGTTACCACCTAGTGTAGTATCAAGTGCAAGTTTCTCTTCAATCAATTCCATAATTTCATTACGACTTTGATCTCTGTTGTTACTGTACACTACTACATTAAGTATAACATCCATTGTAGCCTTACGGCGGATTTCATTACCATAACTTGAGTTTTCTCTGCGTTCATTAGCCGTTTCCACTAATACATGTGGGTACGATGTGGCAGCTAATTCTGTTAACGCTTTTGGTTCTCTAGTTACTGTTTTGACCTCAGTTATTGCTCCTACTTGGGCAACGATATGTGCTGTGATGTTTTCACGAATGCTCATTATCTGTAAATCCTATCTGCACGCACTCTATGTATCTCGCCTTTGGTTATAACACTATCATTATCAGCATCATATTCAACGCCTTGGGACATTTCCATATCCATTTCCTCGTTAAATCTTGCTTTATAGAAAGTTATCATTTCCCTAAAGGTGTCCCCACCGACTGCGAAAGGTGATAGGGAAGGAAGGATATGAGTACTTAACGCACGAAATATAGTGGCTCTAGTCCACTGCGTCTCGGTCAATAGTGTTGCATCAAAAGTCTTACCCCTGGTTGTTTTATTGTACCACTTAACCTCTAACCATCTTTTAACATCTTTTTCAGCTTCAGCTAACTGATCTGTAAAGTCCGTTATACCGTGACTAGTTATTGTTGGTACTACTTCCAGTAGTTGTGTGTTTGTTGCGAATGCCATATCCTATCCCCCTGTTACAATTAAAGTGCTGAGTCTGAAGTCATCTTCACAATCTTAGCTTGATCTAAGATACCTGCGCCAAATGCCGCTGATGATACAACTTCAAATCCACGAATTGACTCGTCTCTTTGTGTTGCAATTCTTAAATCACGCTTCATTACCATACCAATAGCTGCAGGATGGAATACAGCCGAAATTGCGTCGTCTGAACCATCAACATCAATTGATGCACTTTCATACATAGCAACGCCGGCAACTGTACCTAAGTAGTAGTCACGAGCTGCTGCATTTGCAAGATCGTTATTTGATAATGAACCACCAGCGTTAACTAGTGTTTTCTTAAGGTTGTATGCCGCTGAAGGAGAAAGTACTGCTACGATTCCTTGCATTGGTACACTGTTTTTGCGTAGTGTAGCTGCTGCTTTTAGGATGTGATCCATAGTTAAAGGATTTCCTGCACCTGGTCCTACATCAGTTGAAGCTGATGTAAATAAGTCTACAATAACTTCGTCCATTGCTTGTGCAACACCGCCACCTAATACTGCACCAGCGTCTTGGGCTACTGCGATAGGAGATGATTCAATAACGATATCTTGGATAGTTGTCATTGCACCATATTCTGCTGCTGTGATATCAACTGCTGTTGCAGCAATATCTGTGTTTGAAAGGTCTGCACCAGCCGATAAAGCTGATAAACCTGTTACTCTTGGCCATACTGGAACACTTGCTGTTAAGCCTGGTGTGCCTTGCATGTCATACACTGTTACTAAATTTCTTAGTAGTGCGTTTTCATTCATAGTAAACTGAGCTGATTGTGTTATATTTTCAAATAATTGACCTGCTGAGTTACCTGTGTCTAGTTCTGATGCCATTTTATTGGTCTCCTGTTAAAGAGTACTAAGTGTTCTACTTAGTACTGAACTTTCTCGCATTACCAATCTTGTGCTTTTGAGCGTATAAGGCTCTATGCTCAGGATTGTTCATATCGAGATCCGATAGTTTAACTTCTCTTGAAGTTGTGTGTTTTGCATTTCCATTAGCACCACTTCCTGCTGGTTGTGCCGCTTTGAAATATGCGTTCTGTGTCATAAATTCACTTACTGCTTCATCCAGTGTTACTGGTTCAGCTGTGTTAGTGTTATAACGCAATTCGCCATTTGTGTCTACTACTTCTACAACTCCGTTATTATAACGAACTTGTGATTTTAACAGTCCTGCAACATGGTCTGGGTTAACTGCTTTGTGTTTTGATGCTGCACTTAATAAGGCTCCATCCACATGCACTTTTTCCAGTTGTGCTTGCATTTTAGCTAACTTTTGGTCAGCTTCATTTTTCTGTTTATGAAGTAGTTCTTCAAATTGCTCTTTTTTCATCATTTGACTTTCTTTAGCCTGCTCAGCTTCCGATTTCAAATTTTGATACTCCTCCAAGTTGACATTTTCATATTTACGCTCTACCTGTTTAAGTCTATTTGCGATAATACGATCCACATCCTCTTGTTTAAAGAGTTTCTCAGCCTGGTTATTTGTTGCTTCCTGAGTTTCTGCATCACCAGTTGTTGCAGCTTCAGTGTTTTCTATGATTTGTTTTTCGTCGTCCATATTACGATCCTCCCTGTACAAGGTTTTATTTTAGGATTTATTTTTGGGGGTACTCTGTACCTAAATCCATTACATTGCTATTTATGATTCGTCAGTACCTGGTACTACGACATTCATATTAGCGTGATCCTCAGCTATACTATCAAGTACAGTCTGTAGATCTGATTCATCATCAATCATTAATCTTGCAATCTGATCATGCATATAATGTTTAAAGCTGTCATGTGGTACAGCTGCTAGTGCAGTTGCATACAACGATAACTCCTGATGTTTGTCTCTTAGATCGAACTTCTTTTCATATTCGATATAAAATTCTTCTGGTGCTTCAATTCCTTGTAAATCGAACCACATCATCCATATTTTCTTTTCAGCTGCTTCTAATACACCAGCTGTGTCTGCCAATTTGGCATTTAACATTTCTTTTTCAACTTGTAAACTAATTCCACTTTGAGGACCTTTTTTGGCCTTGATAGCAGTTAAGTGTGATAACTCATCAATAGCATCTACTTTTTGTTGTATGCTTTTTAAGATACCATCAACACTTGCACCAGTTGGTTGTAGTAAAAATGGTACATTGTTTGTGTCTTCGGGAATTGTTATAATTGCACCTGCACCACCACTTATTTCTGCGGCCGGTTCAGCTACTACACTTGGGTGACTTGATAGGCGAATGCTTTGATACAATTCACTGGTTAGGTTGTATATTTCTCGTTGTAGATCTGCTACATCGCCAATTGCACTTGTGCCAATTCCTTTGTGGAAACTTTTGTCCGTTTGCACAAATATAAACGGTACATAGCCTAAAGTATTTTCATACTCAGTATAATTGAGTATTTTACCATAATCAACAGCTATACTATCACGCACATTGTTTAGTTCGTGTATGCCAGTTTCTTGTAAATTATAATCAGCTGCATCACCTTTTTGTACTGTGTATACTTCAATCATATCGGGATGCCAACAGCGTACTACATCATAATCTTCATATGATTCATCAATTACTTTTACATAATCAAGTACTCTTTGACCATTTGTTTGTTTGCGCCAACTCCAGTCTCTTACATTTGTTGGACTGTAAAGTGTTGCATATGTCCTGATATCTTCTGCTATTTCCTGTGCGACAGTTTCCACTTGGTATGCTGGTCTATCCATTGCTATAACGGCGCCACCATAAATTGTGACCATATCATTTACTTCACGCATAAAATCGTTTAGTGTTGTATAGTCTAAATCTGCATTCTTTAGGAACTGCATTGCGAATGGGTTATCCGCTAATGGTCCCATTGTTCTTGTTGGTGGATTACGAAACAGAAAGCTTCTGTATGCGTCAACTACTTGTCGCACATGGTTCTGTAGTGCAGTGTCCACTAATCTTTGTTGGTACTGATTTCCTGGTGCTTGATCTTCTGCGATATATTTACGCAAGTATGCACCATCTCTGTATTCTTCTGCTCCCATATACGAACGCATATAATAGTCCCATCTATAAGCGTATTCGGCATAACCTGGGTGCACCGAACTTAATTGTTTTGATGTTTTCATTTGTTTTCCTCTTAAGAGTTTATTTTATACTGTCACATTGGACATATGCTTCACGCCATTGACCGAGCAGAGTCAATTACATTCTTATTTATCCATTTTCGATTCAGGGCTATATTTATACTTATTTATGCATAAATACTG